ACTTCACTAAATCACGGAAAGGAGATTCCTATGTGTTTTAATTTTATACCTATTGAGGACACTGATAAACACAACTACGTTATGAATGGCTTAGTAACTGATTCAATGCAAATGGGGGCGGCTTGCTGGGCCCTGACATCTTTGCATCCGCCCCCGACACCTTCTATATATGATCGGATACCATGAAAGGGATCCTACGTTATCTTGGTATCTGCTGCAAAGATAGCTAAAATTCCGCATAAACGAGGTGTTTTGCAGAACAAATTCCACATTTCCCCTCTTCTCGCCACCATTTCCACCTCCATTTTCTCCACCAACGGCTGCAAATCATTCCAACATTAGCAAATTCCATCTCATTCACGGCATTTTTCAACAATTTCTTCGATAGCCGTTCGAGATCCGTTCGAGAGCCTTAGAGATTCTCACCCCGCCGCCCGAGATAATCTTGTGAACACCCCAAATAGCCTAAATCAGCCATTTTCAGCGTCTTTTGTTTTCCGTCGCTTTTTCAAAAAGCGACTCCGTCGGAATTGACCCCGCACCGCCCTACGCCTTAACCGTAATTACAGAGGTCTGCAGCAGCGGTATATGTAGCAGCAATTACCGATTACAGCATGACAGTGTGACGATGCAATTACATATCCCCCGCCACATTTGCGGTCGGTGGCAGGCTGACATGAAAAAAGCCCCGACACTGAGCCGTGTCAGGGCTTTTAACATTTATACAACTCCAGCATCCCCGCCACCGACAAACGACGGCATGGGTCCGGCCTCTACAGCGATACAGAGAGTATCGAAGGCATCGGAGCCGTCGGTTCTGCTCTCAAGCGGCGACTCCTCCGTCTCCGGTCCTTTCTCCTCAGACTTATCCTTGTTGTTGGATCCATTGACCGACATGGCCCCGTCGATACTGTTGAGCAGATCCGGGTTATTCTCCTCATTGAAGAGAATCTGATATTTGGTATCAGCACCTCGGAACATACGGTTGATCAGGCTCTGCTTGACAGGATGACGCCACGGAGAACCGATATACACCTCCTGCACGACCCACCCATGCTTGATGAAGCAGTATTTGATTGTGTCGGCAAATCCCTCGGCACTCCGGCCATAGTCGTTGCCGACAAAGGTGGCATCGTATGCGAAAACCACCTCTTTCTTTTTGAAGCTTTCGTAATATGTACAGAAGTCATCGACCAGTTCGGGGAGTCGGCGTTCGTACTTGACAAAGAACGACTTGACCACGCGCAGCTTCATGTCCTTGCCGGGCTGTCCCACCACCATCCAGTTGATGTTAGCATTGGCATCGAATGCCACCCATAGCGGAGCCGTCCAGTCCAGATCACCGTCGAACCGGCAGTCTGCATGTCGGAGCTTCTCCATGTTGAAGCCAATGGAATCAATGTAAGAGTTATTGGCTGCCTGGTATAGATTGGCATCGGTCTTGGCATTGTAGAAGCTGTCCTCAGAGTGCTCGACGCGCTTGCAGAGGATGGTAGTGCGGAAGGTGGCAGGCGGCATGTCGCGCTTACATTGACGTATGAAGTCCTCACCGAGGATCTCCAGGTTCTCGATAGATGAGAATTTCTTGTAGAGCAGCGTGTCGGCCCTCAGCTGGTTGATGACCTTTGAAAGCCGTCGCAGCCGGAAGGCAGTCTGCGCGTCCGGCTTCTTCCCCTCACTGATCATGTCATTGACCTGCCTGCGCAGCTCCGCATACGAGGCCAGTAAGCCTTCAAGCAGCTGCACCTTTGCAGGATCACATTTCTCGCGGTCGTTGAGGAACCACGAGCCCTTCTTGGTCGTTGGCATATCAGAGAACTTAGCGATGCCGTGATGAAAATAGAGATGACCGAATACATTGTTATTACCACGATTGGCAGGAAGCGTCTCATCCTTGAACTGTTCGAAGTTGACAAACTTAGCCTCGTCGATGAGCAGGAAGTCGAACGATTTTGAGTTTGACGTGCCCTTCCTGTCCTGGCTGATGATGGTGGCTATGGAACCATTCCAGAAGCTCAATGTATTCTCCCAGTTCATCGGTGCGATGATAGGCTCTTTCCATCCCCACGCCTTTGCAGGCTTTTTGCCCCAGGTGTAGTGAACATCAGGCACGAAGCCCCAGCGTCGGAGATGCTCATCCCACGACGGGATGATATTCGTAAAAAGTCTCTTAGAGTTAGGTCCTACGAGTCCTGTGTTGCTGCCGGGCATCTGCTCGAAATTACGACGCAGGAGCGAGGCACATATCAGTCCCTTGCCAAATCCACGGCCAGCCACACAAGTGATATCTTTGGTATTCATTGCGAGGACATAGGCCTGCCCCCTGTTGAGATACTGCTGCTGCTCACTCTGCATCCTTCACCTCCAGTTTCTTAGTTTTATCGTTCGGTACATTATTGGTCGAGACCTCGATGACCTCGGCATCAGCTTCGATATTCTCGTAATTAGAACCGCTGTATTTTTTGACGAGTTTGTCGATGACACTGGCCACGTTGGGGATAGGCTTGAATCCAAGCACGGTCGGATCGAAGGTGAAGGTAATCTTAGGAATCTCATCATACCTCGCATCCTTCTCATCGTTTTTGTCGAGCTGATTGTACTTGCCATAGACATTGATCAGCTTGGCCATGGCTGCAGCATCCTCTTTCTTTACGGCAATGCTGTATCCCTCCATGATCATGTTGTTGAGCCGCCACCGGTGCCATTCCTTTGTGCACTTCTCCAGCGTCCCCACGAGTGCATGAAGAATCTCCAGGTCGCTGTAGGCCGTCCGTCGCGTGACTTCACCGCCATTTCCCAGCTTAGCGGAGTTATACACGATATAGTCTACATACTCGCGGTCTTTCTTCAGCGGATTGCGGAGCATGTAGGCATGTATGTCCCGAAGCCGCAGTATGCGGTCGATGACCGACTGCTGCAGCTTCTTGGCTTTCAGTTCCTTTTCTGACAACATCATGTTGTCAGCATAGATGTCAATGTCGTTTCTCATTCAATACTGGTCTGAGCCTGCCTTAGCCAGTCGACGGCCGCCTCCATGGCAGTCGGCGATCCGACCATGGCCAGCTTCATTGTTTGCTCATGCAGCATCTCGGCCTGTCTGGCGATGCACTGGCGATAGAGTCTGCCCATGGGAGAGAACGGATTGCGGAACTCCGACACCTTTTCCTCATCAAACTCCAAAAGGCTGCCAATCTGTTCGGGTGTCATGAGCAGCATCGCCAACCGCTCCACTTTCTTCTCGACTGATTCCTGCGGCATCTCCTGCACATGGATCGCATGCCGGGACGTACCGGTCGAAAAACAATCTTCCAAATTCTTTTCGGTTTTCATCATCGCGCTTATCTATGAGTTCAACAGAATTTTTCCCGGCAAGTTCCACGAACTGGCGCATGATAACGTCGAACACGCCCCTATCGGTTGTAATGATGGTACTCTCCGCACGTGCGCCATAAGTTTGGTTTTGCGAGGTCACCACCGCCACCTGCCACATGTCATTCTTTACAAGAACAATCTTAGAATGGTTCTGTCCGAAAAAGACGTGGTCGAAGCCGTATTTCATCTCAGCCACCAGCTTCAAGGTCTTCTTCACCGCCCTGGCATCGAGCAATATCATAGACCGTCCCACTTTCCCCTGTAACTTCATCAGCGCGAAACCATTCAAGAAAGGCTCAGACGTTGAGTATGAAGACACCCATACATCGGCCTTCCCAGTCTGCCCCAATATCCAGTGGAGCAGTCCGAGCGTATGAAGTCCGTTGCCGAGATAAGCCTGTATGGGATTATCCGACAACGGTTTCAGCATCTCATCAATCGGTTGCCCCTTGCTCATTGTCTTCCGAAATGTTTACTCCGGCGGCCTTCAACTTCTCTATCGTCTCTGGCTTGATGTTAGCCTTATTCTCGATGAGCGTGTTGACAGCCTCCTGCAGTTTGTCGACATCCTTATCAGCCAGTGTCTCTTTTGCAAGCGTCCGGCTGATGCAGGTGCGAGCCGCTCCTACTTCCTTGACAATACGCTGTGCCTTTTCCTCGGGCGTCTCAGGATGGTCAGGCTCTTTATATTCGTCATATTGCTTGTAGGCACTACGCAGTGCGTTGTCGGTCTGTCGCAAGGTATAGCAGAGCTCATAGCCATCGCATTTCTGATAGTCTGGCTTGGCCACCATCAACGCCAGCTGATTGTGTAGCTCGCGCATCTTCTGCCAGCGCTTGGCGTTGTCCTCCCATAGAGCCTTGATGTCGTCAGGCAGCGAGTCATGGTCGGCACGCTTGCCACGCACAGATATGATGGCAGGATTATCCGGTATGGCGACGCTCTCGATGCCTTCCGGTTTTTGCTGCAGGTCCTCGATGACCACCTTCTCCGTTTCATCGACATATTGTCCGACCTCGGCGTTGGTGATACCATCCATGCGGATCTTGTAGAACTTCTGTAGGTCAGCGCGCACCCATGGCAGTAATGATTGCGGACGCTGACAGGCAGAGTTATAGATTCCCCGCTCGCGTCCGGGATCGAGCTGCAAGAGTATCTCGGCAGCGTCGATAATCTCTTTATCCGTGGGCTGCTCCTTTTTCAAGAAGGCACCCATCCTCATGGTCAAGTTGTTGTCCATATCTTCACTTTTATTCGTTTAATAAAAAAATGGCCGTGGCATCACTGCCGCGGCCACCCAATACACTTTCTATCTAATCTGTTATGGAAAAAGAAAAACCAGTCATTTTCTCTCTTATGCCGCTGGGACTGCTTCCTCCTCGCCTGTGAGGCAGTTGAGCTTCGTGTCCTTGGACAGGAGCAGGTCGCCCTCATAGTAAGGTGCGGGGCAATCGTCGTAGACCTGAATGGCAACGGTACAGGTCTTAGCGCCTGTGATCTCCGTACCGAGGTCACCACTCGGCTTGCTGTCTGTGGCATAGATGTCCTTGTTGCCGAGCACATGGAAACCACCGTCTTTCTCCTGAACGACATACACAAGGTCATCGTTCTTGCAC